ATTTTTTTTTTTTTTTTTTTTTTTTTTTTTCCATTTTATATATATATATATATAATATTAATCATATATTATTTTTTCAAAATTTTATTTATTAAAAAATTGAAAAAAAAAAAATAAACATTTAAATATTTATATATAAGATAATATATAAATGGAATTAGACTGGTGTTCTGACGAGAGTTTATCTAATTTTGAAAAATTCAATGAAAGTTCAATTATTAGTAAAGAAAAAAAAAAAGACTATAATCAATCAAATAATGACAATTGTGATGAAATTTTAAATTTAAATGATTGTTTTACAGTAGATTTAAATAATAGTGAACGTAAAAACATTTTGCTAATAATTAATTATCTTTCATTTATATCTAACCACCTTAGAACATCAATTAGAAATAAATCATCAAAATTTGGAGATGTTAAAGAAATAACAATAGATGAATTTAATTCAATTATTAAATATATAGACTGGTTAATATTGGCTTCAAATAGTATTAAAAATTTTTTTGCTGTTCCAATTAGAAGAGATAATAGTTTTGACCCATCAAGTATTAAATTATTTAAAACATCAAGTTATAAATTTTGTAATTTTAAAGAATCCTGTTCAATTCATAAAAATAAACAAAGTATATGTGATAAAAATCATTTTGTTTTTGATATGATTATAAATGATATTCAAAAATTAAAAAAATCAATTGAAATTATTGAATTTGATAATATCAATTGGATATTAAATAATAAATTGGTTATTGTGGAGTATGATTTGGAAACAAAAAAATATTTAATGAAAAATTCTGAAAATTTACAAAATGACAATGAAATTGATAATAAAAATAGTGAATATTATTTTGTTGTTGATAAAACTTTAATTTTTAAATCTTTTGATGTTATTTCTTATGTTCTTAATAAAATGTATGAGGAATCTATATATTTTTTAAATGATAATACACATTTATCTTTTTTAATTAATATAAATCAATAAAATTATATTTTACTTGATGAAATTACATTTGTACCTAATTTGTTTGTTGAATTTAAATTCATTTCATTTTCTAAATAACTCCATTCATGATCATCAAAATGATAATGTAATTCTTTGGATAATTTCATATATTTTGTGCTAAATTGAATTATATCATTGTCTGGTAATGAATTATTTGAATATAACTCATTTAAATCTAATAAATTTATTTTTTCTAATAAGATTTTAATATATTCATTATTTTGTATTTTTTCAATATAATTATATTTTGACAAAAATAATATTGGTACTATGGCATTAGATTCTTCTAGTTCACTAATTGGTTTAAAAATATCTAATTCATCTGAATCTTCTTTAAGACCATATTTAATTTTTTTCCAAGTTCTATATTCACTTTGTGTTCTTATTATTTCATTAATAATATTGTCTTTTTTTGTTTTTTCTAATTTTTTTAATTTATTATCATAAGTTATTAAATTTAATTCTAATTTTTTAATATTTGATAATTCCTTTTGATACAAATCATTAACTTCTTCAATCATTTTAATTATTTCTTTTTTTTTGGAATTGTTTTCGTCTTTATCAACATTATTTTCAGATTTATTATTTTTTTCATTCAATTTAACATTTTCATCTTTTATAATTACATTACTATTTATATTATTAGATAATGATTCTTTATTTTGTTGTTCTTTAACAGTATTATTTATTATTTTACTCCCATTATCTTCTTCAAATTTAACTGAATTATTCTTATTTTTTTTTTCATTTATTGTTAAACTCATATCATTTTTATTTTCATTATCTTTTTTAATTTCAATACAATTTATTGATTTAAAATCATTTTTATATTCAAAATTACCCATAGATTCTAAATCATTTGATGATGTAGAACTATATTTTATCCAATATTCAGTATTTAAATAAGAATATTTTTTATATGTGTATAAAGTTTTAGTTTCACCAGTTAATAAATTTACCATATAAATACGTTTATCATCAGATTTATATAAGTTATTTTGTTCATTTTCATTTATCACATAAATTCTATTATTCCAGTCAAAACTTCTTGACAATGTATTATATTGCAATTCTTCAATTGATTTGTCAAAAGAATCGAATTTTTTAATTTCAGGCACTAAAAAATTTGTATTTACTAATAGGTACATTTGTTTACAATATTTATAATTAGTATAAATTAATATCAATTTAAATATGTTTTATTATTATTTTGAAAACATAAACAATTATTTTATCTGACTAATTATATAATATAAAAATTATCAGATGATTGAAAATATATTTATAAAAATATTGTTTTTTATATTTATTGGTGTTATTGTATATATAATTTATAATTTTTTTAATCAAGAAAATTTAAGAGAAAATTTAAAATGTAATATCGATAATTATAATATTGATGATTTGGTCATAATTAAAAGAACACCTGAATATTCAAAACTAATAAATAATTTAATTGATAAAAAAAGTTTTATTTTTTCTGATAATCAATTAAAAGTTCTTAAAAATCCACAACAAATTTTTAATGTTTCTAATAATAATAATAATTACAATATTAGTAATATTTCTGATTCAGTTTATTTAAATTGTAAAAATGAATTAAAAAAAAATACATTTGATTTTGATAATACTGAAAATAATGGAAATAATGAAAATTTTGATAACTTATCAAATGTATCAGATAAAGAATATGACGATATTAAAAATATGTTAAAAAATGATATTGAGAAATTAATTGGACCCAATTGTTTTAACACAGGTGTTCTTAAAGAAAATATTCCTTTAATTAAAAATTATTTAAAAAATTATTATCAAGACCTTTATGGAAATAAAATTAATGCTGATTTAAAAGATTATTTTATAGCATATTATACCTTAATAAATAATTCAAATGATGTTGGATTGCCAGTTGATACTCTTATTGGTAAATCTAATTTTGTGATTCCAGACCAATATAATTATGATAGTAAACTAACTAATGCTTATAATATAGATTGGGATAGAATAATTAATCCTATTAGTTATTCACAATAGTACTATACTATATATATGTTATGTATGAATATTAATAATATATATATCAGTTTACATAAAAAAAGTTGAATATAAAAAAATTGAAAATAAATAAATATATTTAAATAAATAAATATACATCTATTTATAATGGTTAAAGTAAGCACTCTTTCAATTGTTGATTTTAATAAATATATATCTAAACCCGAATTATCGGATGAAGATTTTAAAAGTATTTTTGAGGAATTAAATGAAGATTATTTTGAAAAATCTAAAGAAATTATTGAAAAAAATGCTGGAAGGGCAGATACATTAGATAAAATTAGAATCGCACAAAATATTTATAAAAAAAAACTTGGATTAAAGGAAGTTGGTAAAGATTTAGACAATGAAGATAATAAATTAAATACTGTTCCAAATACTAATAAAAATAATTTAGATTCTGATTTAGATGATGAAAATTCAATTAAAGAAAATAAAAAATCCAAAAAAGAAAAAAAATCATCTGTAAAAAAAACTAAGAAAAATAATAAAGCTGATGATTATTCTGATTTAGATTCTGAATCTGACAAAGATTTAGATTCAGAATCCGAATTAGAAGAAATTGATAATTTGGAAAAAAAATTAGAAGAAGAAGTTAATAAAAAAACAAATGTTAAAAAAACAACTAAATCTTTAAAAAATAAAAATCAAGAAGAACAAGATGAAACAAAAACAAAAAAATCTACTAAATCTTCAAAAAGTAAAGCTAAAGAAGAGGTTGAAGAACCTGAAGTTGTAGAACCTGAGATTAAAGAACCTGAAGAAACAAAAAAATCTACTAAATCTTCAAAAAGTAAAGCTAAAGAAGAACCTGACGTTAAACCTGAAGTAAAACCAAAAAAATCAACAAAAGGTAAAGCTAAGGAAGAACCAGTTGAAGAAGTAGAAGAGCCAGAAGTTGAAGAACCTGAAGTTAAAACAAAATCAAATAAAAAAACAAAAACAACAAAAAAATAATTATATTTGAATGTTATAAATAACGTAAAAAATTGATTTTTTTAATTAAAATTATTATTTATTTATTTTTATGAATAATGGTTATATTAATCAATGTAAATATAACGATAAAAATATAAATAATAATACATATGCAATTAATGATACAAATATATTTAATGGTAAAATTTATAAAGAATCGGATGAAGAATCAGATGAAGAATCAGATGAAGAATCAGATGAAGAATCAGATGAAGAATCAGATGATAAAATAGATTTTTTATTCAATAATAATTTATCCAAGTGGTATAGTAATAATAATAATTATAATGAAGAAAATATTAATTCTATTAATATTGTCAATATTAAAAATAAATGTAAAAATAATACAAATTGTGATTTTTTATTAGATACAAAATCTAATAAAAAAATACATTCTACCATTAAAATTAATAACAAAAAAGGTAGTACAATTTCAATTAAAAATATTTCAAATTCAATTGGAATAATTAAAGAAAATGTTAATACAATTAATTATAATAAAATTAAAAAAATTAAAAAATATTATAATTCAAAACAAATTAAAAAAATTTGAATATTACTTATAATATTATATGTTATAAATAACCTATTAATGTGTGAATATATATTAGAAAATAACATAGATATGAATACAAGTTCACTTATAAATAATACTGATATTGCAAATAATACTGATATTGCAAATAATATTATTTGTGAAAAAATTAATTCCATAGAGCAAGATGAAATTAAACAAGATGAAATTAAACAAGATGAACTTGAGCAAGATGAAATTAAACAAGATGAAATTAAACAAGATGAAATTAAACAGAATGAACTTGAGCAAGATGAAATTAAACAAGATGAAATTAAACAAGATGAACTTGAGCAAAATAATTTTGTAGCAATGAATTTAGATAGTATTATAAATATTTTATCAGATAAAATAAATAATACAAAAATAATAGATAAATCATTAATTGAAAAATTATGCATAGGATTAAAATTGTATTGTGAAAATCATAATATGTTAATTAATGATTGGTTTGATGAAGAATACAGAGAAAATATATTATTATTAAAAAAAAATAATGATAATTATTCTAAATTTATGGGTGAATATGAATCAAATTCTTTTTTATTATTTGAATAAATTTAAGTTTTATGATTATTAAATATTTCAACCAAATCAGTATAGCCACCAATGAATTTTTTTTTATAAAATATTACAGGAACTGTATTATGTTTTAAATTTATATCCAATGATTTATATTCACTACCTAATTTAATAAAATTTTTAAAAAATAAATCTTTAAAGTCATCAATTAAATAATATTTATAACTGATATAATTATTTTGTAAAAATTCTATTGTTTTTTTACAATATATACAATGGGACAATCCAAATATAATATAATCATTATCATTTTTAATTTTAGAATATATTTTTTTAACATTTGTATTCATAAAAAATTGATATATTTATATAATAGTTAAATAAAATAATAATAAAAAGATGATAAAAAATTTATTAATTTTTTTTGATAATCAAGCATTTAAAATTAACAATATAATAATAAATTACATTAAAAGATGGATTCTTTATAAAATAATTTATAATATTAATCAATACAATAATATAAATATTTATAAAACATATCCGGAACCAAATGAAAAAAACATTAAAGTAAGCAATTTAGAAGATATAATTGATGACACTTTAATATATTTAAATAATGTTATTTACAAAGAAAATGATGATTATGCAACTATATGTTTTAAAAATATTATCGATAAGATTGATAATATTGAATCGGTATCTGAAATAGATAATAATGAAATTTTAATTGTAACTTCATTAAAAAATAATACATTTACAGAAAATAATATTAAATATATAAATGAAAAAATAGATAGTTTTAAATCTAAAATAAATTTAATGAATATTTCTAGTGTTGAAATATTTAAAAATTTAGTTCCAAAATTAAATGAAATTACAATAGATATTAATTGTTTAAAAACTGAAAATATTCCAATTGAAAAATTTTTTGAGTTTGAAGAAATCAATAATTTAGAACAAATAAAAAAATATGAAAATATAGATATTAAATCACTATCAAAGTTAGAGTATTTAGGATTAATTTATAATATTGAAAAAATGATATTAAGTAATATATTATACAATAAAAAGTTAGATATAAAACAAAACAAATTAATAGTTCATATATTAAATAATATGAATATAATTGGAATAGAAAATTTTTGTGAACAATTAAAAAATATTTTTAAATCATATAAAAATACAGTAAGAGATATTTTTAATAGACATCATAATTTAACGTTAAATTTACCAATTGATAAATTAACTCCAGAATTATCAAATTCATATATTAAATATATATTGGAATTTTATTCAATAATCTATCCAAAAATTAATTATTATAAATCTTTAAGTATATCAGGGAATTCTCAAAAAAATAAACAAAAAAATCTTTATGAATCAACATCAGAAATAAAAATAAAAAATGTTAAAAATATCGATATTGAACAAAATAATATTTCTTGTCAATATTTAACATCTTCATTAACAATAACAAATTGGAAAGATGAATATGATAATGCTAATCCTTTTGGATTTTTAATTAAATATCATCCAACCAAATTGTCATATAAAGGAATTTTTGATTTAAATTCATCAATATTAAAAACATATCCAAATATGATGATAAACAACATAACAACAAATTTTGTTCCACTATATGATTACTATCAAATTATTTTATTTGATTATGAAAAAGATGAGAATGATGAAAATGATGAAACTAATGAAAATAATGACCATAAAAATAGCGAAAAAAAAACTTTTAATATATCACAATTTTGTATCAATGATAATATTAATGGAGATGGTAATGTTTTGTTGCCAATTTATATTAATAAAAATCATTGGGAATTATCTAAAAGTATATGGTCTTATCATATGAGTTTTATTAATAATTGTTTTGAACAAGAATACAACATAAAAATGGATAATATTTATTTTTTTGTTATCCTTAAATTTTTAAATAATTTAAAAAATAACAAAAATAATATAAAAATAACCATAAGATTATTTGGATATATATTAAGAACTTGTATTCAAATTTTAGTTGATAATAAATTTATTCATAGTGTTAAAAATGATTATAAAAAATATTTAGAATTAATATTAAATTTAGAATTACTAGATAAAAATTCTATGTTTTCAGATTTTGTCATAAGAATAATTCAATTGATAATTTCTAATAGTATTGATGTAAATGAATTAGAAATTGATTTAAATAAAATTACAATGTCAATATTTAAAAAATATATTATTTCTAATTTTAAAATGGATTTTTGGGACAATATTAATAATGAAAATATTTCAAACGAACAAAAGAAAAATGAATTAGATATTTTAAAAAATCAAGTTATACAAGAAAATATTTGTTGGTTATATTTAGATTTTGATTTAAAATTATTAAATAAAATAATAAAATCAATTTATTTGCTTAATGGCTTTAATCAATTTGTTAAACAAATCGATAAAACACATGGTTGTTTTGAAGATATAGAACAAGACGATAAATCAATTAGTTTGGGAACAATCAAAGATATTATTGATTCAAAATGTTCTGAGCAATTTGATATGACTTATTATTATCAATTCATTGATATATCAAAATATTGTGAAATTCAAATATAAAAAAAATTAAAAAATACATAATTTATTAAAAAATAACTTATTAAAATCATATTAATCAAATCCAGATAAAAATGAGTTAACAATTTTACCTATTTTTTCCATATTATATCCACCTTCTTGAGTAATTATTAATGGTTTTGATTTATTGAAATTTTTATTTATAAATGATGAAATTTTATTATAATCTTCAATATCTATTTGAGTTCTATTTGTTTCAATTGCATCCAAATCATTTTTATAAGTATCACCACCAAATGCAATAATTAACACATCAGGATTAAATGAATTAATTTTTTCAATTGATTTTGATATCAGGTCTAAATATTGTTCAATTCTACAATCAGGTTCGAATGTTAAATTTATATTTGTTTCAGTATTTTCTTCCTCATATCCAGAATAAAATGGATAATCATATAGAGGATTGATATGAATTGATACAGTTAGTACATTTGGGTCTGATTCGAATATCTGAGCAGTTCCATCTCCAGTATGATAATCCAAATCTAATATTGCTATCTTGGAATAATCTAATTCAGTATCAACCAATAATGATTTTGCACAAATTGCACCATTATTCAAATAACAATATCCACCATATTTGTTTGTTTGAGCATGATGTCCTGGATTTATATTTGCACAATATATTTTTTTGTATCCTTGTTTGATATAATCAGAAACAAAATAACCAGTTGATGCTGAACTTAATGATTGCTCAAAAGAATTAGAAAATATTGGTGTTATTAAATCTGTTGAAAAAAAACCAATTTGACGAAAATATTCTAAATGTTTAAAATGGAAACCAATATTTTTATTTGTTATATTGTAAGGAACAATTCCATCTATTAAATTACCAAATGTACTATCAGATGGATTTGATTGAAGATATTTAGAATAAGATTCATAACAATTAGATAAGAAATCAATTAAATTATCAGAATGTATTTTAAGAGATTTCAACTTATCAATAGTTAATATTTTTTCATTTTGAACTATTTTATAACCAGAATTTGATAATTCTTGTATAATATTTTCAAACCTTGTTTCAGGTTTATTTGTAAAATTTCTTTGATTTGATTTTGTTGGATTTGATTCTTTAATTACTAACATGATTTAAGAAAAAATTTTAGATAATTTATTTTTCGATAATATATATGATATTGTTTTCAATAATTAATAGATATTATTTTCAATTTTTTATCAATATATATGTCAAATAAGTAAAATATTGTGAAATTCAAATATAAAAAATCAACATAACAATAAAAATTGATATAATTTATATATATAATAAATTATATATTATGAATTAATAATGTATATAAATACAAAATATGATGTTGATATACATCCTTTGGTTGAAGAATTAAATAGAGATAATTCAAAATTAAATGAATATATTGAAAAATATTCAAAAACGGAATTAAGAAATATGATAATTATCGGATTAAAAAAAGGATATAAAAATCTTGTAAATTGTTATGTTGAAAATATTCCTCAAAATTACGATTTTGATTTTGAAGTTATAATAAATGTAGCAGCAAAATGTGGATATTTAGATATAATTCAATATTTACATTTAAAAAAAAAAATTAACATTATTAAATTAAAAGATTTGATATTAAAAAAAAGTTCATTTCATTCTAATCCTCATATTTTAGAATGGATGATTCTTAAAAATATTTTAACTTCTTACGAAATTTTAATTTATTGTGCTTCAATCGGAAAAACAGACATAATTAAATATTTTTATGATAAAGGATATGATATTTATTTTAAAGATAATATCGTAATAAGAACAGCCGGATATAATAATCAATTAGATACAGTTGTATATTTACATAAAAATATTTTATGTAATATTAGAGCATTAAATGATTCTATTCTTAGAGTATGTTGTGAAAACGGAAATTATGAAATAGCAAAATATGCTATTTTATGTGGTTCAGATATTGATTCAAATGATTATGAACCAATAAAAAAAAGTTGTATTTATGGACATTTTCAAATCGTAAAATTATTAGTTGAACATGGTGCAAATTTTAAACATCATAACAATGAATCATTTTGTAAAGCCTGTTCTAATGGACATTATGATATAGTTAAATATTTAATTTCAAAAGGAGTTGACATTAATTCGAATAATTCTGAACCATTAAAATTATCAATAAGACATTCACATATTAATATTTTTAATTTATTGATTGATTCAGGAGCAAATATTACGACAAATGCAAATATATTAATTTATGAAAGTATAAATAATAAATTAGAACAAATAACAAATTATTTTTTTGAAAAAAAAATATATTTGATTGGGGATAATTCAAAATCATTTATAAAAGCTTGTGAATTAGGAAATACTCGATTGGCATTATTATTGTTAAATAATTTTACTGATATTAATTGTTTTAATGGATTAGCACTAATTAAATCTATAGAGGGATGTCATTATGATTTGGTTCTATTTTTACTTACAAATGGAGCTAATATAGAACCAATTGAAAATAGCTTAATTTCCCAAACTATTTCTAAATCACCTCAAATTGTAAAATTATTGCTTGAATATGGATTAGATTTAAATATTTTAAGTGATAAAGTTATAAAAAAATTAATCAGTCACAAATGTATTGATTGGGACGAGAATATAAATAATAACAACAATAATAATGATATTTGTGAAATAAATATTCCAGAAGAAATAATTGATGATTTTGGATTTGATGAATTTACAATATCTGTATAAAAAAATTGATTTTTTTTAAGTAAATATTTATATAGTATTATAATTAAATATTTAATGAAAATTACTGAAGTTGTAGAATTATTAAAAGTAGACCCAGAATCAACATTACAATCATTAGGAGAAAATGAAATAATTAAAATACTTGATTATCTTAGTGATAAATATTATAATAGTGAACCCGTAATAACTGATGAATTATATGATTTAATAATTGATCATTATGAAAATGAATATAAAAAAAAATATGGAAAAGTTGGTGCTGTTATAAAACAAGGGAGTGCAAAAAATGGTAAAAATGGTAAAGTAAAATTACCTTTTTGGATGGGTTCACTTGATAAAATTAAACCTTCAACAAATGCTTTTACAAATTGGATAGGAAAATTTTCTGGTCCGTATGTGTTATCGTGGAAATTAGATGGAATATCTGCGTTGTTATACAAATATAATAATAAAACATATATGTATACTAGAGGTGATGGAATTGAAGGTCAAGATATTTCACATTGTATTGATTTAATTGGAATTAATGTTTCAAAATTATCTGAAGGTGATGCTATTAGAGGAGAATTAATAATAAGCAAAGATAATTTCAAAAAAATTTCAAATAAAATGGCTAATCCAAGAAATGCAGTTACTGGAATTATTGGAACTAAAAAACCAGTAACTGAATTATTAAAACTAATTGATTTTGTAGCATATTGGGTATTAAGTCCAGAATTAAAAGCATCTGAACAATTAAAATATATTGAAAAAAAAGGTTTTATTCCAAGTTCTGTTGAATATGAAATTGCTAAATCAATTAGTATTGAGAATTTGTCCAAAAAATTAATTGATGGAAGAAAATCACATAAATATGAAATAGATGGGATTGTTGTGTTAGATGACTCAAAATATTATCCTTTAGAAACAGGTTCTAATCCATCATATGGATTTGCTTATAAGCAAATTCTTACAGACCAAATTGCTGTGGCAACTGTAGTTGATGTATTATGGGAAGTTTCCAAAGACAAATATATTAAACCCAAAATTAAAATTAATACTATTGAATTGGGTGGAGTTGAAATAACTTTTGCCACAGCTTTTAATGCAAAATTTGTTGTTGATAATTGTATTGGTCCAGGAGCATCTGTTCAAATAATAAGATCTGGTGATGTTATTCCTAAAATTGAAGAAGTTCTTAAACCATCTTCAAGTGGTAAACCAAAAATGCCATCTATAAAATATATTTGGAATGAAACTTCAGTTGATATTATCGCTTCAGAACTTGATAATGACACAATTGAAAAAATAACTGTTAAAAAATTAACATATTTTTTTGAAACACTTGGAATTAAATGGATGGGAGAAACAACTATAGAAAAATTTGTTTCAAATGGTTTTAATGACTTATGGAAAATACTTAATGCCAATAAAAATGATTTGGCAAAAATTGAAGGATTTGGTAAAACTTTAGTAGACAAATTATATACAAGTATTGAAGATGGATTAGAAGAAAGAAAATTAGAAGAAATAATGGCAGCATCACAAATTTTTGGAAGAGGTATTGGGGTAAAAAAATTTAAACTAATAATTAATGATTATCCAAATATTCTTGAAATATTTAAAAAAGAAGGTTCGACACATACAAAAGAATTAATTAATAATATTATGGGTTTTGATAATAAAACAACTAATAAGATTGTTGATTCAATGGATGAATTTATTGTTTGGTTAGATAAATTAAAAAAAATAAAACCAAATTTACTTAAAACCACTACCAAAACAATAAAATCAACCAAATCCACTAAATCAACCAAATCCACTAAATCAATAGATTCTTCAAAAACATCAGGATTAGACTTGACAAAATTTGCCGGAAAAAAAATAGTTTTTACTGGTTTTAGAGATAAAGAGATTGAGGAAGAACTTGAAAATGTTGGTGCTAAAATTACAGGTTCTGTTAGTGGGAATACTGATTTGGTTATTGTGGCAGACCTTAATGAAAAATCAAGTAAAATAATAAAAGCAAAAGAACTTGAAATTGAATTAATTTCAAAAGAAGATTTTTACAAAGCAATTGGAAAATAACTTAAAAGTATATACTTTATTATAGTTAAACTTATGGGAAATTATTTTCAAAAAGAAATAATTTGTGACGAATGTAAAAGTCAAAATATTGAACCTAAATATTTTACAAAAAAAATTTTATCTAATGATGAAGAAGCAATTTTAATTGAACGTATAGAAAGATATGATAAATATGGTAATATTATTATAGAGCCAGAGAAAAAAATACCACAAAAAATTATCCAATATACATGTTCAAATAATCATGTGTTTTATCTAAATAATTAAAAATTTTATTCATATGATTTTATTTTTTTAATAATATCAGTAGTCGATAATTCTTCAAATCTAGAAATATATTTATGAATTTGTAATTGCATTGGACCCCAATACCAATAAGAATCTTTATTATTTCTATACTCTTCACCTATAATAACACAATCTATATTATTTTGAATACAAAAATCTACACTGACAAATAAATCTGCATTAGGCCATACTTCATCTACATATTTACATAATTTAACAGTTTCAACTCTGAAATTTTCTGATAGTATTGGATCTCGTTTATATGATCTAACTGTTTCATCTGAATGAACACCAACAATCAAATGTATAGGACAATCAAATGATTTTGATATTTTTTCGAATAATTTCATATGGCCTAAATGACATAAATCAAATACTCCACAACAATAAACGCGAAGAATTTTATTTTTATTATTACATCTTTTTCGGTGAAATTCGGGACATTTTTATAAAAATATAATTAAATTAATTTAAAGAAATAAAACCATAATAAATTATGAATATGAATTGAAGCCTTACAATAATGATTATTCAT